TTCCATCACTAGAACCTGTTACAATTCCATCACTAGAACCTGTTACAATTCCATCACTAGAACCTGTTACAATTCCATCACTAGAACCTGTTACAATTCCTTCACCAGAACCTCTTACAATTCCTTCACTAGAACCTGTTACAATTCCTTCACCAGAAAAGATAGTAGAAAATGAATACAAAAAAGAACAAGAACCCACAATCGAAATAAGTGAAAAATTATCGAATACAGAATTACTACAGCGTGAAAAAGAAGAATATGAAATGAATAAAGATAATACCGAATATCAATTCTTATATCCTCATTTAAATGACCCAAATTTCAATGAAAAAATAGCAAAACGTAAAGAATTTAATGATACTAAATATGATGGTAAGGTTCGTGATATAAAACAATATTCAAACAAAGTTTGTAAAGCGGATTTTGAAATAGCACCGCATCAATTATTTGTTAAAAATTTTTTATCACTAAACACACCATATAATAGTTTATTATTATACAACGGATTAGGTACAGGTAAAACCTGCAGTGCGATAGGAATTGCGGAAGAAATGCGTTCTTATATGAAACAAGTAGGAATAACACAACGAATAATTGTAATTGCTTCACCCAATGTTCAAAGTAATTTCAAAATGCAATTATTTGATGAAAGTAAATTAAAATCAGATAATGGTTTATGGAGTTTAAATACTTGTATTGGAACAGCGTTATTAAAAGAAATCAACCCTACAAATTTAACAGATATTCCAAAAGAAAAGATAATCAACCAAATAAATGCAATAATAAACAGTTATTATGTATTTATGGGTTATACTGAATTTGCAAACTATATACAAAAGAAAATAACGATACCAGAAGGGTCAGGGTATTCAACCAGTGATATAAAAAAAATAGAAATAAGTAGAATTAAAAAGTTATTTAATAATCGTTTAATTATTATTGATGAAGTTCATAATATTCGTAATGCGGATGATAATAAAAATAAGCGAATTGGTGAATTATTAATGAATGTAGTAAAAAATAGTGATAATTTACGTTTATTGCTATTATCAGCAACACCAATGTATAATAATTATAAAGAAATAATATGGTTAGTAAATTTAATGAATGCTAATGATAAACGAGCGACTATAAAGGAAGAACAAATATTTGATAAAAAAGGTAATTTCATAAAAGAACAAATTACTGAAGATGGTAAATATATAGAAGGTGGTAGAGAACTCTTGGAAAGAAAATTAATTGGTTATGTATCCTATGTTCGTGGTGAGAACCCATATACGTTTCCATATCGTATATATCCAACTGATTTTTCAAAAGAAAATACATTTGAAAACATAGAATATCCAAAATTACAAATGAATGAAAAACCAATCGAAGCCCCTTTACAATATATTCCTGTTTATAATACATCTATAGGTGAATACCAACAAAAAGGTTATGATTTTATAATGAATAATTTACGTAATAAATCTATAATTAGAACAGATAAATATGGAAAACAAACTATTATGCCTAATTTTGAGAACATGGATTCATTTGGATATACATTATTACAAGTTCCGTTAGAAGCATTAAATATTGTTTATCCAAGTTCTCAATTAGATGAAATAATGATGAATGAAGAAATAATAAAAGAATTAACAGATGAAAAAAATAAAAATATAATAGAAAATATTGTTGGTCATAAAGGATTAACTAATATAATGAATTATGTAACAACTACATCACCACAACCAATGAGATATAATTTTGAATATAAACCAGAAATAATAAATACATATGGTCGCATATTTCATAGTGATAATATTGGTAAATATAGTAATAAAATAGCAAATATTTGTAATATCATAAAACAATCAAAAGGTATTATAATTATTTATTCACAATATATTGATGGTGGAGCAGTTCCAATAGCATTGGCATTAGAAGAAATGGGTTTTACTCGATATGGTTCAGCATCATATACAAAACCATTATTCAAAAAGGCATTATCAGAACCATTGGATTCTTTAACTATGAAACCGAAAAGTGAAGTAACTGATAAATTTAGACAAGCGAAATATGTAATGATAACTGGTGATAGAAATTTCTCTCCAAATAATGCGGGAGATATTAAATTTGTTACAAAACCTGAAAATAAAAATGGTGAATTTGTGAAGGTTATTATAATATCAAAGGCTGGGTCAGAAGGACTGGATTTTAAAAATATTCGTCAAACACATATATTAGAACCTTGGTATAATATGAACCGTATTGAGCAAATTATAGGTCGTAGTGTTAGAAATTTAAGTCATTGTCAATTACCATTTGAAGAACGAAATGTAGAAATATATTTACATACAACATTACCACGAAATGATGAAGAACCTGCTGATTTATATGTTTATAGATTAGCCGAAAAGAAAGCAATACAAATCGGTAATATAACAAGAATATTAAAACAAAATGCTGTCGATTGTATATTGAATATTGGACAAACAAATTTTACAATAGAGAAATTGAATAGTATAGTTGAGAACCAAAGTATAGAATTATCTTTATCAAGTGGTAAAACAATACAATTTAAAATTGGAGATAAACCATTTACTGATATTTGTGATTATATGGATAATTGTAATTATACTTGTTCTCCAAATGTTAAAATAAATTCGGATGAAATTGTATCATATACATATAATAATGAATTCGTAAAAACCAATTATCAAACTATATTGAAACGAATTAAACAGCTATTTAAAGACCAATCATTTTATAAAAAAGAACATTTAATTAATGCTATAAATATAATGAAACCCTATCCAATTGAACAAATTTATTATACATTATCACAATTTATTGATAATAAAAACGAACATTTAATTGATAAATATGGACGGTTAGGTTCTCTTATAAATAAAGGCGAATATTATGCGTTTCAACCAATTGAAATTACTGATGAAAATGCATCTATATTTGAAAGAACATATCCAATAGATTATAAAAATGAGAGTATATTTTTAGAAATACCAAAAAATCACGAAATAACTGAAAAAGATGACGAAACCAAAGAAGAAATTGTACGAACATACGAAACTATTATGGATGAAATAAACCAAATTTTAAAAAATATCAAAGATAAATCAATTAAATTAGAAGCTGGTGATAATGATTGGTATAAACACGCGATTACAGTAATTGAAATATTAGAAAAAAAACATAATATAACTGGAGAAAAAACAATTGAATATATGTTATATCATTATTTGGATACATTAACATTAAGAGAACAATTATTGATAATAAACAAAATTTATTCAACAAATTTTAATTCAAATATGAGAGTTGATATTATAATAAAAAAATATTTCGATGGTAAAATATTAGAGGTTGGTAATAAGAAAGCAATTGTATTAGCATACAATGATAAAACAAAATTATATATTCAATCGAATGAACTATTAACATTATGGAATGAGAGTGATAAGCAAAGTGACAAAGAGTTTTTCCAAGATGCAAAAATGAGAAAATTTTTAATTGCTGGAAATAAATTTAATGATAACATTGGGTTTATGCAATTATTTAGAGATACTGGTGAAATAACTTTTAAAATTAAAGATATGAAACAAAAGCGAAATAATAAAGGTTCTCGTATTGATAGATTACGAAAAAATGAAATTATAGCTTTTTTTAATCAAGTAATTGGTTATCAAGAATATAATAATGAAAATACTGAACCAATTTTAAAAATAAGTTTATGTGTTATGTTAGAAATCGTATTAAGAAATTATAATGAAACAAGGAAAAATGATAAAGTTTGGTTTCTTGATGTTGAAACAGCAATTATTAATAATATATCAGAATGTAAAATCAATGCCAAAGGTGAATTTGAATGCTCAAAATAATTTTGAAAAAATGAAAAAGAAAAAAACGAATAAATCAAAAAATTGAAAATCAAAAAGATATAAATATAATTTTATATTATTATATTAGTAATATTATAAAATGACAGATAGAACTATATTGAAGCGAAAACAAGATGAAAAAAAAGTATATGGTGTATATATTAATTCTATGTTAACTATGAAAGTGCCTTTGTCTATTACAGAAGTAGGTAAAAATATAAAACAAAATTTAGAAAAAACTATATCGAGTAAAACTGAAGGAAAATGTATTGCCGAAGGGTTTATTCGTCCAAGGTCAGTAAAAGTTCTTAGTTATTCAAGTGGCAATGTAAATGGTGATATAATAGAATTTCAAACAGTATTTGAATGTATGATTTGTCATCCAGTAGAAGGAATGTTAATTGAATGCGATACAAAGACAATTACAAAGGCAGGTGTTCACGCTGAGGTAGTTGATAGAGATGGAACTGTTCCAGTAACTGTGTTTATTGCTCGTGACCATCATTTCAACGATAAAAATTTTAACAATATAAAAGAAAATATGAAAATTACAATTCAAGTAATTGGTATTCGCTATGAATTAAATGACCCATATATATGCGTCATTGGTAAATTAAGTGAGCAAACAGTAGACCACGGAAAAAATAAACCCAGATTGAATATAGGTGGTGAAATGTATTTAGATAATGAACGAGAAATTGGAGTATTAGATGATGTTGCAGATACAGACGAAGATTAGTGAATTTTATTTATTAATTAACCCATTACTTAACCGATTTGTATTGTTTCATCAAATATTGTAAAAACATCTTTATCGTGTGTAATTATAAAAATACTTTTTTTATATTTTTTAAAATCTTTTATCAATTGTATAATCTCTTTTTTTAGTGCGATGTCCAATGCATTAGTAGGTTCATCTAAAATAATTATTGGTGAAGGCATTATCAATCCGCCTATTAAATTAACTACTTGTCGTTGACCTCCTGATAAATTTTCACCTAACAACCCTGCATTTTTTTTATGCATATCGATATTTTTATATAATTCTTTTATTTTTGGATACTTCATAATTATATGTAAATATTTATTACATATATCCAAATCATAACAACCATACAATATGTTCTCTATTACTTTACGGTCAAATAACTTCGAATTTTGATTTACATATGTAATATTATTACGAATATAGTTACCATCAATGTTTTCAATATTTTGGTCATCTATATATATAGCTCCTTTATCGGGTTTATACATTTTTATGATTAATTTTGCGAAAGTAGATTTACCATTACCAGAAAGACCTACTATACCGATTATTTTATCTTCAATCATAATAGTTTTATTAAAATTATTTAATACATTTGAGAACCCATTTTTATATTTAAATGATACGTTCTCAAATGTTATTTTATTAAAGTCCAATGATATCGAATTATAATTTTTATTTATTAAATTAGTATAATCTTCTGACATATTTTTGAAATGTTTTATTACTGATTCAGACCTACCTAAAAATTCAATAAAATCGGGTATTTGTTGTATCATTGTATGCGACCTATCCCGATATAGTAATATTATCGTAAAACAAGATATAAAAATAGTATACCCAATTTTCTTTTCTAATGTCATTTTTATTAAATACCATAGAGAACATATAATAATAATAAATACAATGACATTCATAATTATAGAATGATAGTTTGTATTTGAATAAAATTTGAAAGCAATATTAATAGTATTATCTGTTTTATTAGAATATATATTAATTTCATTTTCAGTTTGTCCTCTATATATAATTTTATCAATATTATTTAATATTTCAACCAAATACGATTCATTATCGGTTACATATTTTTCATATTCTTCATTATGTTGTATCATATTATCCCAATTAAAAAATAAATATAATATTAAAAATATATTACCAAATATAAAAATCAAACCTAAAATGAAATTAGTATATAAGAAATAAATTGATATTATTAATAAAAAACTAATATTAGGTAATATGTATGTAATTATATCATTAAACACCATAAAACATACAGAAGAAATACGATTAATAGGAGAATTTAATTTTGTGAAGTTCATTTCACTGAAGTTCTCATTGTTTACTAATAAAAGCATTTTTACTAATTGATGTCGCATCCATTGTCGCAATTTTGTTAATAATTTATTTTGAAAATATTTATAAAAGTTATATAAAAAAATGAATATTACTGAAACGAATACGAAATATTTGAAAAATTCATTTACTTTTATTAGTTGTTTTTTTTGTATA